TAACAGCGCTGGCCGTTGTGCTGCCAAGCCCAGATACTCGAGTAGTAGCCGATTCCGGGTCTCCAACATTCCCGCTATAGATGTCCAGGACGATCCCATTCGTAGCACCAGCGCCCTGCTCACCGTCTTCATCTTGAGGCCAAGGGTCTGGCGCTGACGGGGTGTCATGCCAACCCAGAGGCAACACGTTTCCCGTCAGGCTGTCGAACTTTACCGGCCGATCTTGCCCGTTCAGAATGACAAGCCATCGACCGTATGGCTCATAATCTGTAGGAGGCTGACTAAATGCAGGAGTGAATCTACCGTCCTCAATCGTTGCCTCCTGCTCATCTGCCACGTTCAGATACTTCAGATGAGTAGTCCCGGTGTCCGTGTCTCCCACCTCATAGATGTAGAAGTGCTTGGCCCCCTGGTGTGTAGACCAAGAATAGAGACTGTAGATGGGCCCCGAATATCCACGAGTGTTGTCAAACGGCCGTCCATAGGGGGTTGTGGATGCGCTTGTGAAAAACTTTTCATAGCCCACCCTCGAGTCCCAGCCTTTCGTTCGCTCATCCAGCGTCATATTGACAATGTTTGTGGCTGAACGATCTTCTTGTGGTACCCGGTTATCAATACCGATCAGCGGTGTGAACTCTCTCTTAAGCGGGGTCTTCATGTCTACCCCGATGTGGTAAGCTTAGACTCAGAGAACTGGAGCGATGGCCTGGTTCTGAATGAGGTCTTGACCCAGTGAGTAGCACCCTCAGAGAGATACCTGTTCTCCATCCTCAACAGCTCCTCGTCTGACTTCCGCTTATACAGCTCGCTGTGCTGGGCGTTGTTGTGCTTTACGAAGAGCTCCTGACAGGCCCGATACACCAGATAGTTGTGATGGGATGGGGGCAGCAGCGGCACGTCTGTGTCTTCAATGAGCTCCGGTGGCTGAAACAAGTACCGGAGAGTGACCGTAATGTCGGAGTCTTGTCGCGGGTACAGCCTTACGCGCTCGTAGGTCCCCCCGTGCTCAGGAAGCCTGTCGGCTGACGTGAAGTAAGCAGAGTCCAGAGACAGAGCCGAGAGCGTTGTAATGGTCTCTGCAACGGTCGCATTGCTGGACTGATAGAAGGCCATCGAGTCTGGAGTGCGGATGTAGACCCGCTTGATAATCCCAGAGTGGGTACCGGTAGACTGGAGGCCGCTGGTAATGTTGATGCCTCCCGTGGCCGCCAGAGTAATGGACGCCACGGGGCTTGCCGCGCTCTTCCGGTTGCTGTCCTCAAAGGTGTACTTTACGTGGTACGTGCCCGCTGCCAGGCTCCCAGCAGCCGACTCCAGCACTGGCGGGGTGATTGGTTGCGACATTCTGTGGTTGTCGTATCGGACCCAGTCCGTAGGGCGCCCAGTAATATCCAGATCAAGATCCAGCTCTTCATCAAGGTGTCGAGAACAATTGAGGAAGTGGAGCGTGGCATTGCCGGTGGCCGTGTCTGAAGATGATGCGGGAGAACGAATGCCCAGACTCAGAACCTTGACCATGTCTTCAGGCATATCCACATAGCGATGCTTTATCCTGAAGGTAGCCGGCGCTGTCGTGGAGCCAGACGTGGCAGCAGTCCCGTCCAGATTGTCCAGATACATGATGGTGGTGGACGAGACCTTTCGGATGATGTACTCGCCAGAGAGCGCATCCCCGGACCAAGTCCCTTCACTGACCTCTATGATCTGCCCCTCCATCCAGGACTCAAGCACTGCAGAGGTAGCCGTAAACGCACCCAGGGCAGCGTCAGCCGTCCCCGTCACGTCCGCATAAGCAGTCAGATTCCGGGTCTTCTGGGCAAACTGCCATTTTCTGTCCGCAAACATCTCGAGATACAGCTGGTTGACCACCCGCGTGACCTCGTCCTTATAGGTCTGAACGTCAGGGCTGTAGTCCAGAATGGACCCCACCATGTCGCGGATCTCAGACAGGTTCATCAGTTAGCCCCAACAAGAACCCGGACAGAAACTGTCCCATTTGGGCTGGTGTCGCTCGTTCCGGCCGCTCCTGTCACACACCACATGATCAAGCCAATGGTGAACGGGCTGGCCCCCATGCAAGTGTAGGACGTTCTTTGTCCGCCTGGAGCGTAGAAGATCCAATCAGGATTCGACCCCGTGTCCCCATCGGTGGCGTCCTTGAACTTGACGTACACCGCTGTGGTCGGGTTGTTGGAGTTGTCGATGTCTACCTGGATAAGGTTACCGGTGGTGCCCGCCGTGATGTTCTTGTCGAGCGTGGCAGTCGCAGATGTCTGGACAAGCTCAAGAGCTCCAACCGGAGAGTTGAGCGATTTAGCCGTAAGTGCCATAGTTCACTTTGCCACGATGCGGACATCGAGGTTCTCCGCTGGGTTGGTGGTTCCCTCATGGCCGTCTTCCTGAACTGCTGACATGGACAGCACGTTGAACGTGACGCCTGCCTGCATGACCCAGGTAACCTCGCTGCTGCCAGGACACTCGATGATGATGTCCGGTGCAGTGGTTCCCACCGTGGGGGCCGCTGTGTTGTACAGCTTGAGGTAGCAGACAGTGGCCGATGGATTCTTCGCGCGGATGGCGTACATGGTGACAGAGCCACCGAACACGTCATTCTTACTGGCGTTATCGCAGTCGGTGTTGATGACGAGCTTGTCTTGCAAGCCTACCGTCTGACCGCTGGTGTATACAGCCATCGTACCTTCCTAAAGAAAAAGGGGGAGGACACCCAAACGGATGCCCGCCCCCTGTTGACGGGCCGACTCAGAAGCGACGGATAACGTACACGTCACAAGTGGTTCCTGATTCATCGCTCTCAAGAGCGATGGCGACAGCAGGATTCGTGTTTGTCGGTGCAGCCTTTTGAACGGCGGCACTGGACTGTGGAACCAGCGTGTCTCCAGGAATTGCGGCAGAGCCGTCGGTCTTTGCGCCCTCAACGTAGCCGGATACACAGACCCGAACCATGTTGGGAGGATCGCCAGCAGAAGCAGCAGAAGCAGCCTCAAGAGCGACACCAATGCAGAGACCGCAACCGGTGCCTGGCACTACTCCATCGACTCTATCTGCGCCGGTAGTTGAGCCAGCAGCGTCCAGGTCGACCCAGTCGCCAGCAGCAATGGTCCCCTTGGCGATAAACTCAACCACCTCGGCACCTTGTCCGGTAACAATAGAGACCTCAAGAGGGCTCTTTGCGTGATGTAGATCGTAACGTGCCATATCAGGACTCTCCGTTGATGAGGACGCCCATGGATGCGAGGTGATCTGCAACAAGCTGAGTTCGCACGTAGAGGTGCGCTTCGCGTGCAGCGTATCCACTCTTGTCCTGGAAGTCGCTAAGACTGAAGTTTGCGTCCTTGTCGAAGACAACCTTCATCGACTTGGAGTTGAGGAAGTACATGCTTGCGTCAGTGCCGCTTTCTGTAAAGCCGAGGTTGTTCTCGACGTACATCAGAGCACCACTGAAGGCGAGTGCCAGGCGTCCACCATCAAGCACAGTCTCCTTGACGTACTGCTCTTGAGCCCGGAGGGACTGCTTGTACAGCTTGTAAGAAGTGGGGCTTGCAAGGATGAGATCAACAGTTCCCTCGGGAGCGTAGATCTGAGTCTGGATCATAATGTCCGTCATCGCGCCTTCACCAGCCCGGCCTGTGTTGAAGTTATCGCCAGCATCAGCAACCTGATTGTTCCAGTTCTGTCCCTGATAAGTGCTCTTAGAAAGACCACCAACACTGTTGGACTGACCGGAACCAAAGGTTCCCTCTTCAAACCAACCAAGTGCTGAACCGAATCCGTTGAGAGTCTGCATCTCGGTGAGGACGGTCGAAGTACCGGCGATAGCCTGCTTCTCCCACTCACGCTTGAGCATGCCCATGACGCTCTTCATGCGGGCATCAGCGATACTGATGACGGCATCGTCGCCACGGTTGGAGAGCTCTTCCTTCTTGGTGATGATGATGGGGGCTACGAAGTCACACCACTCGAACTCAGGAGAGCGGAGGACATCGGCCACACCAGCAGCGATCGACTCATAGCCGGTAGAGAGCTGGGTGATGTTGGAGTGTTCTGCGAGGATTGCTGCGCGGGTGATGCGCTGGCCACCGTTAATCTCTTCGACACCGCCAGCCTTCTTGATGTGGTCAAGAAGAGGTACAGTCGTAAAGAGATTATCGAGGGCCTTCTTGCTCCGAGCACGCGCGGTACTGGAGAGAATGTCGTTTTGAACGGCCATGATAAACCTATAGCTTAGGGTTGAAACAAGGGTCTGGCACGCTTATCCCGGCTACGGGGGCGGGTGTGAGGCTTGTCCCAACGGGGGCCGCACGGAAACGGTATCAAAACTTATACTGTCGTGCAATCAGATTTTACCCTTGCTCTTGTTGGCCTCGAGCCAGCGGTAGATTGCTATGGGATCATCCTTGTCGAGTACATACTGTGGAACACCTCTCATGTTTCCACGGCTTGCTCCTCCAACCTTGAGGCCTGCAGACTTGGCGGCTTGCTTGTAGCGGCCGAGCTCGGCTTCTTGGTTCTTGGACTCTTCCTGCAGCTTCTTGCCCTTGACTACCCAATAGGCTTGCTCGAGGTTCATGTGCTCATTCTTCATGAGTACCCCGGCCACCTCTTTCTTCATGCTCTCGAGGTCTGGGTGTTCTCTCTTGAAAGTCTCGAGTGCGTGCTTTTGCTGCTGGAGCTCATGGGCTTGCTTCATGGGCTTGAGCATTTCCTGCATGCGCTTGGCCACTTCGTTCTGGATGCGGGCCTCGAATGACTTGGGGTCATAGGGGTCGAGGTCTTTGACTTCTTTCTCTGCCTCTGCCTGCACTCCCTTGTAGAACTCGCTGTGCAGCAGGGCCTTGCGCTGGGCCTCGATCTCTTCCACGTGCTGGTGCATGATCTTTTGCTGTTCAGCAAGTTCCTGGGTCTTCTTGGTGTATGAGGAGCGCAGATTAGAGATGATCTTCTTTGCGTCATCTGGAAGCCCGGTCACCACCTCTTGGTAGTTCATCCCCGTGTAGTTCTCTTCAGAACTAAAGATCGGGTCTTGAATCTCTGCCGTCAAGAGATCATCAAGGTTCATCTCAGGCGGGGGCGATGCCTCAGCTGGCGCCTCTTGTGGTGCCTCTTGTGGTGCTTCTGGCGCAGGTACTTCCGGGGCCGCCTCGGCGGGGGCCGCTGTTTCTTCTGACATTGTCTCTCCGTGTTCCCCGTAGGGAGTGGTAAAGCCTGTGCGCTATGCACGGGCAGCAAGTAAACTGTCCAGCTCTCCCCCGGTAGGACCGACTCGCGACTCAGCGGCCGGCATGGGGGCCGCCGGCATTGGCATCGGCTCCTCAGGCATCGGTTCCTCGGTGGGAGGAGCCTGGGGGGCGCCCTTGAGGAAGGTCTTGAAAGTCTGGTTGTCTGCAAGGGTGTCGATCTGACGAGCAGCCTTGTCCAGCCCTGAGTCGTCTTGAATGACCTCAAGGTCAGGGGCCAACCTCTCGAGGCCAGCGTCCTGGGCCGCCTTGCCTACCATCATCAGGGCCGACACAAACTCCGTTGGCAGCTCTCCGTCAACGCTCTCAGCGAAAGAAGGATAGACCTCAGACTCCCCGAACATGGGGAGAACCTTGTTGAGAGACTCAACCAAGTCGTTGAGTGAGTCTACAGAGAAACTGCCAACCGGCGAAGCGAGCTCCATGGAGCGGTCTCGTTCTGCATCCAGGTCATCGGCAGCGCTCAGCACCTCTGCCTGCATGGGGTCCTGGCCCACCTCTCCCGGCCCAGCAGCCATTGGCTCGCTCATCATGTCGTTGATCTGGTCTTCAGAAGGTCGGTATGCCATGGTTCAATCCTTGACTTTGGAATCGGTGAGTGTGCCCTGCTTTCGCATTTCAGGCACTGAGAATGTTTCTGCGATGGCCCGGCCAGGCTCATGCTTGGCAAGGTTGGACTTGAAGGTCTTGACGTTCGCCTCGTGCTGCTGGCTCTCTTTGGCCTCTCTCTCCATCGTGTCCTCAATGAAGTGATGGGGTAGGTCCTCTTGTCGAACCAGGCCCTTCTTCTTCATGATTCGGTCGCGCTGCATGGAGTTGCTATATGTAGCGCCAAGGCTCTTGTCATAGTACCCGTTGACACCATATCTGCCGGTCTGGTCACCCCAGCGCCCAGGGGTAAGGGCGGGCATCCCGACTATCTTCACGGCCATCTGACCACAGTGGCAGATCATGGCCTTGGGAACCTCGTTGACGCGAAGCAGAACCTCGGTCACATGGCTATCAGGGCAGCGATAGTCGTACAGCGGCATCAGGCTTCCATGTTAGGCAGCACGCTCGAGACGTTGGCCACAGACGGATTCTGGACAATCTCGTTGAGCTCAGGTGGAAGAGAGGGCTGCGAGGCCTGGCCCGGTGTTGGTGTCCCTTGCTGGGGCTGCTGCTCTGTGACAAATGACTCAGGCAAGTCCAGCACTCGCACCAGCTCCTTGAGGAGCTCAGTCTGGTTCACGCCCAGCTGTGCAAGGACTGGAACGTTGGCCAAGAACTGCTGCTTGTGCACGGCCTCTGAGATGGGTGTGGCGGCCTGGTCGGCTGCGAAGATCTGAAAGTCACCCATGATGTCCTTGCTCGAGATTACTTGAGTCTCACCGTTCAGAAGCATGGACGAAGCCCGCCTCTCCTCGTCCATAAAAACCGACAAGACACACAAGTAAACCATAGCCATGTCTTCGATAGAGGCATCCCTCTCACGCGCCATGCGCCCAATCTCTGAGCTCGTATAAGCCGCCAGGGCTGCGATCTCTGTAGCCGTGGCCTTGGTGACTTCTCCACGGGTGAACGGAGCCACCACAGAGCCCTTGTCCTTGTCGTTCTGTACGTCTTGGTAATACTTGGACACCTCGATGGGCGTGTTCTGGTGGGGCACTGGTCGGATAATAGAATCGAGCGATTCTTCAGTATCTACCTCGATAAAGAGCCCGTCCACACCAGAGGTTACCTTGGACATCTCCTCTGAAGACATCTCGCCCTTCTTCACAAGCCACTGTCTCGAGGCTTTACGCACCGCATTGGCCTGGAATGAGCGGATGATGTTCATCTCGAAGAGCTGATCGTAGATTCTCTTCAGGCTCGAGTATCCATCCAGCGGCCGGTCAGGAATGTTGTTGTAGTAGAAGGGAATAATGGGGACACATGGCTGGTCAGATGCTGTTCTGAAGGGAATAAAGTCCTCTTTGTCCAGCCACTTGTTGGGAATCGACGGGCACCACCAGTAGAGCTTGTCTTCGATCAGGTCATAGACCTCCACAACCTTGATGTACTTGAACATGTCGGACTTTGGAGCCGCTTTATGCTCGTGCTCATGGTTTTCCTGGGAGTCTTTGTCTTGATCGAAGTAGCCCTCCATCTCACCGGCCACATCCTCGAAAGATTTGCGGTTCTTGAAGCGCTCAGCGGCCTTTGGCAGGTTCAACCAGTAGATATGACCGACATATCGCTGTAGATCCCAGCGAACAGCGTCCCTGTCAACAATCACCTCCCACGGAGGGACAGCGCAAGGGATGACCTTGTCGTACATCTCATCTGCTTCTCGAGGAACCAGCTTTATAAAGGAGTTTGGGTAGATCAAAGCCATCCGGCTGGCTGCCTCAATCTCTCTTCTGGCATAAACCAGGAAGTGATTGGCCACATTCTCCGCTTTCTTGGGGTCTCCACGGCCCGCTGCGCCAGTCTTGACGATTACTGCGGGGTTTTTCGCGAACAGAGACGCCTGATAGCCCTCGATATACCCATATCCGTCGTTGGTTTGGATGCGAATCTGGGTCTTATCATCTGATTCCTCTTCCCAGAAGTTCATCTCGTAGACCGCCTTGAACCTGATGAGTTCCTTCCTCTGGTCTTCCCAGTATTCATCGTGTTGATCGAGGATATACTTCAGGTCTTCAGGCTTCATCTCCAACCACCTTTGCTGTTACCGCCAGTCACGTTCCATGGAAGAGCTCTCTTAGCGCTCTTAGCACGCTGATTCTTGAGGTATTCTTCCATAACTGCTCGTCGAATACTATGAGTGACTTTCAAGGGCTTCTTATTGAGCAGGTAATAGCACAGAGCCATGGACATAGTGGCGTCATCAGAGCCGTTCTTCGGAGACTGTGGCTTGTTGTTGATGTATACGATGGCCTTGAGTTCCTCAATCACATGCTTATCGAGGGTCAGTATGGTCTGGTTCTCGAGCGCTTCACGGAGGGCTCCGTATAGAAGCGGCCTGGTCTTCGCGTTGGTCATGAAGTCCTTGTCATTCTCCCTGTAGAGGTTCTTGACCTTGAGTTCCCTGAGCCTGTGGAGCACGAGCTGGCCCTGGTTGTTTGACTCGACCAAGATCTGACACCGGTTGTACCGCGCCCATAGATCGAGAATCTTCTCCGCGAGCCGAACAGGGGTAATCCGGTTGTCGAAATAGTGATAGACAGGCTGGCGGGTGGAGACACTGGCGATCGTTACCGCCGAGTGATCTCCACCCAGACCCGCGCCTACATCCACGCCCATGACGTATGAGTCACCCTCAATGGGGTCCGCATAGCATCGGTGCTCCCGTGAGCCCAGGTCTACCGGTTCCAGCTTCGCAAGAGCTTCCGGGGAGAAAAACTGCGTGGAAGCGGACCGGAAACATTCATCAACCGTCGCAGGATACTCCCTCTGGAACTTCAGCCTCCCAAGGGTCCGTATCTGCCTTCTTCTCCACAGCATCTGGTCGCGACTAAGACCGAGCTCGGCCATGTAGTTCGCGTCCTTCTCGCTGAATCTGGCATCTTTGCTGCAATCCACCTGGTAAGCATCGTGCATATACCAGGGAAAGAAGATCAACTTCCACTCATTGGTGCCCTCCAGGGCGCCCTGAACGAGGTTGTGGAACATGTCACCATGCACATTTGGCGTGCTCTCAATGGTCACTTGACCGTCTCCCACGGCCGCCATGACGGTAGCCATGGTTTCCTCTTGCTTTTCATAGAAAGCAAACTCAGACAGGTGAGCGCTGTTCATCGCATAGGACCGAGCTCCACCCCGCCCAGATGCGGTATAGGTGCGGAGCTGCGACCCAGAATCAGCAAACCGCAGGGTTCTGACTGAAGCGCGGGCCAGGGGTTTGCGGAGCTGTGCAGGCAGGTTGTCGTAGAAGGTTCTCTCGATTCTGTGTAGCTCTTCCGCAGATGCGCGCGTGTGGCTGATTACAGCGAACTGTCGGGGCTGGTCAGCCATATACGCCTGGTAGAAGTGCCAGGCTCTTGTGAGCGTGCTGACGCCCAGCTGGCGGGCCTTCAAGACAATGATGCGGTTGTGGGTCTGTAGAGCCTCGAGGAGTTCCTCCTGGGCCCGGTTTAGCTCAAACCGGTGCAGGCGCTGCCTTTGTTTGTGCATGATGCACAGGCGAGAGATGAACTCTTTCGGGTCTTGCAGGAGCTCAGGAACCCGCTCAACGCGAGCCTTACCCATTAACCTGCTCTCCGTTTACCCATTCTTCCAGGTCCATCGTGGGCGGCTCCTGGGCTTCTCGCTTGGCCTTGATGTCTTGAGCCTTCTGAACGCGCTCCAGGATGGCCACAGCGGCCCGTATGCGGGTGCTGGGACTTGCGCCCTCGTCTTTCATTACTGAGCGCAGAACCTCGGCCGCTTCAATCGCAGACTCGTGGAGAACCACCTCGAGAGCGTCCATCGCTGACTCGCGCACGCGCGCCATTTGAGTAGCGAACTCGGGTTCTTTGGTCCACCTCCACACGGTTTCGCGCCTTACGCCCAGCATTTTGGCCGTGTCGGTCATGTTGTGTCCAGAGACGAGGAGGGCGAGGGCTCGTTGGTGGTTGTCTTGTAACATTCGAAAAGTTTAACGAGTGTTGCATGGAAGGGTCAAATCATTAGAGCGCTCGTTTCGGGTTTGGCGGACCGGGGGGGTACCCCCCTCGAGCGGCCACGCTGGCCAGCGCAGCGCCCGCGCATGGGTACCAAGTCCG